CTGCTAATTGACTTTCATTACGAGCATTTATATGATAATTTTTAATAAAAGAATAATGTTTTTCAACAATCAAATTAATAACATCATCAATCGCGATATCTTTGTGTAAAACACTAGAATTTCCACGACGCTCAACAACATCAATCAACCAAAAATCATTTGGAATAAAAGTAGAAATTTCACTATCACCATCTAAAAAACTGGAATCTGCATTGGGTAACTTCATAAAATCGACTTTTCCTTCTTCATCTAAGAAATAAGGATTGGTTTTAATATTTAGTTCAATGTGCCAACGCCTCTCAACAGCTTGATAGTCTTGCACAGACTGTAACAGTGAAAAATTGGTCAAATTAGTAGTAGCAAAAACAAACGGGGAACGAAAAAAAGTAGAGTTCTTAGAACCAACATCAGCCATTTGTAAAGTATAAGGCTGACTATTTATCATCTTAATGGTTTTCAAAGCATCCGAGGAATCAGTACCGACAGCGTCTCTAGCTTGATATATATCATCAAAGAGAGCAACCCAAGCTTTAGGAGTGTATCCGTCAAAAAACTTATCAACTGGAACTGAATACAAAAAGCTCTTAGGGTCTCGTTCATAATCAACAACCCAATCTTCTGGCATTGTCATTTTAGTAACAACAGTAATAAGTCTTGAACAAAGAACAGACTTGAAGACACCAGGAGGACCTTTAATTAAAATACCAACAGGTTCTACTCGAGATCCACTCAAAGCAGCACGCAGTCCAACAACTTTCTTATTAGCACTTTCCAACGATTTTATACAATCTCGGACGGAAGAATAATCAGTAGTTTTCTTATCTAAAGAATCGGCTAATTTTTTCCCTGCCCTACACAAATCTTCATAAACATCAATGTAATAAGCTTCAGAGCTAGGACAACCAGCATTTAAAGAAGCAACAAACTTATTAACTCTGCCAATATATTCTCTAACATTCTCATCAGAGACTAATTCAACATAAAAGTATTTAGCTATAGTTGACATGTCCATTCTTTCAAAAAAATCAGACAATTTAGAGCTAAGACTCAATAAAAAGGCAGAAGTATTCTTAATCTGACCTTCATTAACTTTGGAAACAGCATGTAAAGCATCTAAAATAGACGCTTTAGCCTTATAACCAGTAATTAAATATAGGCAAGACAAAAGAACAGCACCAAAAGAAGGCAAAACTTCTTCTAACCCCTGAGGGACCATAACTTCCATCTCTAGTTCATCGTCAGGTGAGCTAGAAACAAAAGTAGACAATTTTTCCCATGAAGAAAACAATGCTGCAAAATCAAAAGATCTAAGAAATGCACTCTCCTCCTCAGTAAGAAACTTTAAAAGTAAAAATGTAAGCAAGACAAAAAACAACGAAGCTGAAAGTTTGTCTCTGCGAACACTATAAGTCAAAAGCGAAATAGTCAATAAAGAATATAAACAACTACTATCAAAACTACCAAAAGATGAAAAAAACAACATTAAAAATGGATTTAACAACATCAAGAAATGAATTAGCATTCTTATTGCCGTTTCCACAATTACTTTCTTCACCTATAGTATGGAACTCAGTAGCAGCAATTTCTGGAGGTGAAAGGTAATCACAAACAGAGTTAATTACCCTGTCACCAGCTTGCCACCTAAAGATGTGATTTACATCAACACCTTGGGGTTTTAACAAAGAATTAAAATATTCTAACTCTTCGTCAGAAAAAGTTGATCGAAACTTCTTAAGAATTTTACGTTTCAATAATTTATTCTTACTTAACTGTTGAGCGCAGTAAGAAAAATCAGGAGACACAACTCTCGCAAAGTTCGATTCTTCAAAATCAATTTCGCTAGCATTATTATAGCTAAGATTATTCGCTTTCATATCTTCAGTATTATTAGTTGTAACCATATTGTAGAAAGAAAGGAAAAAAACAGACATTTTGTTAAACGACAAAAGCGGCCCAAAAACGTGGCTAATCGCCCCAAGGAAGAAATCACAGATCCTACTGTGTTCAAGATCAAACTTATTGTTGAACTCGAATATTTTTGGGATATTTTATTTTTTTTTCAATTTCAATGAATAAAACTAACATTATTAATAATAAACGGCACTTTCGGAACCTCGCCCAAAAGTAGTGACCTCACGGTATATCTAGAGAACTGACTAAAAACAATGTTAAATAAATACATCAACGAGATAAAATTTTAAATTTAATAAACAAAACAAATTGATTTGTAAAAACGTTTCAAGTGAATAAAAGTGGTAAGTATAAAGCTAATGAAAAATCTTAATAAATAACAATTATTTCAGGTATCGACTCCACATGTTAGATTAATTAAAACGTGACAAC